GGTTCTGTATGCAAGGTCTTCCCACTCAATCTTAACTTTCTCATATAGATATTCTATATGTTGCTCGTCAAGTAATTCAGCTACCTTGAGTTCCAAACCGCTACGATAGCCATACTTTCGTGCTGCCCTAAATTGTTTTGCGTTAGGCAATGTTACGCCATGAAAAAGTGTTATAGCGATAGCCCAATGCGTTCATTTCTTCACGAAGCATAGCATCAGCTTCCTTACGCGCTTCAATTGCTGCACGAAGGCCAGCAGTGCGCTGCTCACGATATTCCTTACGCAAGTCAGCAAGTTTCTGTTCAGTATCCTTGATTTCTTGTATAAGGGATTCAAGTTCAATGTTTTCAGTCATTCATATACTCCTCTTTCAATTTAACATACGGCACTAGCTTTGGTTCTTTTGCCGATGACATAACTGCTGGCTTCTCAACCATCTCTGGCCAACAGTCAAATCTGTAAGAACAGAACGAACAGTTTTTATTCAAAATCATGTTGCCTGTTTCTTTCTTACGAAATGTTTCTGGGACAGGTTCAAAGCATCTTTCAAATTTATCATTTGAAATCTTTTCAACAGTGTTCTGTATCTTTTCTACTTCTTCATCCACATCCATCCATTTGGCTGGCACATACTTAAACTCGCCATTGGCTTTGTTCACAACCCACCAGCCACCTGCTCTCTTGCCAGATGCCTTTGCATAGCCAGCAAGCTGTGCAATATAGCCAAACCCATCAGACTCTTTTAATGTCTCATAGGAATCAAACTTGTTTCTGTATGACCAGTCAGATGCAGACTTTACATCATCAACAGCACCATCAATAACAATATCATATGTTCCGTTGATGGATGCATTGTCAAGTTCAAGAGTAACAGATTCAGCGTCCTCATATCTAACTCCCGCCTCTTTCAATAATCCTTTGAAGACAGCTTCAACGATGTCTCCAATCATCATGTTCATAATAAAAGTAGTAGGCAGAGGCAAGGCAACTTCTGGCTTATTCTTTTCATACCAAAGCTGACAAGCTGGTCTGCCTACATTGGACATACGAAAACGAAAATCGCCACGCTGCTTACCTTCGCCAAACTGCTTGTTCAATGCTTCTGCTACATCTGCTGCTACCTGTTGTATTGTTTCAGCAGACATTGTGCTTTCGCCATTAACTGCATCTTCCATGTATTGATGCAGTGCTAGTTCAGCCGGATGTTTCATTATGCTGCGTCCTCGTCATCTTCAATTTCAATGTCCACAAGGTTGTCAATTACATCCATGTCTTCTTCTTCCATCTTACTGTTTGCCTTTTCAGACCAAGCATTAGAGATGTATGAATTGTAATTGTCAATCCAAGCCATGAAGTCACCAAACTTTTCCTGCTCAACATTTGACAGTGCCAATGTATTGGACAGGTCAAGAGAAACTACAGGAAGAAAGAAGCTGTTTCCATTTGGCAGCTTACGCTCTTCAGAGTTTGCAGTGATGATGTGCTGCACAGGCAGACGCTTCATCTTTGCCAGTTGAGTGAATGATGCACCAACATTCTTAAATGCATCACGGTTATCAATCTCCCAGATGAATGGCTGCTCTTCCAGTTCAACGGACTTACCTCTTTCATCAATCGGCTTTTGCAGTTCTACGGTTCCAAGAACAACGCGAACACGTTTAATCTGCTTAATCAAATCCTGCATCTTTGCTGGCAGTGCCTGAAAGTCTTTGATGTAACCAGCAGGTTTGCCACAGTTAAACCCACCATCATTGTCTTTCAAGTCCATGTTCAAATCATCCGCCATGATTGTTTTGACATAGCGATTAGGCTGCTTGTCATTACCCTTAATGAAACGCTTATACATAAAACGCTGCATGTATGGGCGAATCTTGATTGTAGGTGCATAGTAAGTTTCTCCGTTAGGAACATCCAACTTATATGAACCACCTTTCACAAGGATGCGGTCATCCCCCAAGATAGGCGAATGAATAAGACGAAGGCGAGGCAGAGTGCTTGACTTCTCTGAAGAACCCTCGTTTGCAATACCCATAGCTTTTGCCATGAGTTCGTAGTTATTAGTATCAATAGTGGTCACTTGACCCATAGTTTTTACTCCTTTTTTCAAAGTTAGGCTGGTAGTTATATCACGATACATCTTTCGTGTCAAGCCAGTTATTACCAATTTTTGATTCCAAAAGCAAGGGAACATTGAATGTGATTCCCCATCTAGTTGTAATCAAATCATTTAGCATTTCATTTGTTTGGTTAATTATTTTTATTACTCCTTCCTCTTCATCTGGATGCACATCAATAACGATTGAATCATGCACTGTATTTACCACACAGGACTTCATGCTGTCAAGCATTTTATCTATATGCAATAAGGTAAGTGGCACGATGTCTGCTGTAGCAAATGACTGAACAGGGTAGTTCTTTATTTGTGTAAAGTGAGACACGCGACCACTTGCCTTACGCACCACATCAGGAAAGGAGAACTGACGACCTGATGGTGTTGTAATCATTCCTGTGTTTATAGCTTCTTTAGCCAATCGGGAGTGCCAAGCTGCGACTCCTTTGTATTTGTCTGTGAAGTGTTCGTAGTATGCTGCTTCCGCCTTTGTTCTTCCAAAGCCCGTTGCTCCATATAGCGGCGCGAATGTATGCGCTTTCGCAGTCTGTCTATCCGTAGGCTGACCAGCATCGGTAATAACTTTAGCGGTGTATGCATGAACATCAAATCCAGTAGAAACTTCCTCAATTGCAACTCCATCCTGTGATAAATATGCAGCAGCACGAAACTCAAGCTGTGCAAAGTCAGCCTCAAGTATCTTGCCACCTTCAAACCGTGACACAAACACCTTCTTCACAGGGAATGTGCCACCACGTGGCATGTTCTGCATGTTAGGGTCAGCACCACTGAACCTGCCTGTTGCAGTGCGATGCTGAAGCAGACGGACATGCAGCCTACCGTCTTGCTTTGTATGAATACGAATGCCCTCAACAAAAGATGACAGATAAGTGTCTACAGCAGAAAGCCTACGAACCTTTGCAAGAAAGTCTACAGCATCGTCCATGCCCTTTGCTCGTGCTGCGCCTTCTAATATTTCAAGATTGCCTTTGCTTGTAGTGAAGCCGTTTGCACTTGCCCATTTAGCTGTGGGTGGGCGAAATCGCAAGCCAGCCTTCTCGTCTGTCTGATTAAACACAAAGCCAAAGCCCTGACAGGTTTTGCACTTATTTGCTTTTGCATATGGTGTGCCATCAACTTTAATCTTGTGAATGAAACCATGCCCATCACAGTCTGTGCATTTCTCTGCCTTGGTCTTGAACATGACCTGTGTGCCAATCTTAATAGTCCTACGAAAGTCTGCATCTTCCATGTATGGGTCAATGCGATTTGCCCACTCTGTCTTATCAATAACCTTGCGACCATAGATAACCCAAGACAACTGCTCTGGACTATTGAGATTGATTGGTGTGTCGCCCATCAAACGATGAACATGTTGCTTTAAATCCTCTTCAAGTTTCTGCTTCTCTTCCTCAAACTCTTTCTGCACCTCTTCAAGTTTTACACTGTCAACAGTGAAGCCACGCTGATAAATGCGAGACAGGCATACTGCAACCTGATTTGTTAGGTCAACTGTTCCCATCAGTGCGCTGTCGGCAGGTGTATTCAAACGATACATCAACTTATCTGCCAATTGCTGCGTAGCATGAAGGTCAGCAATCAGATAGTGACACAGTTCTTCATGTGGAATATCACGTGTGCTGTATCCCCGCTTAAAGTATTCCTTCAAGGTATCCTGCTTCTGTGTGTCCAACTCATAGCGTTCAGCACAAGCCTCAAGTGACAGCGGTTCTTTCACTCCACGCTGAAGCACATACTCTGCAAGCATAGTGTCAAACACAGGGCCATCATACTTGAACCCAGATTCCCACAGCCACAGCAAGTCGTGCGCTGCATTGTGCATGATAAGAACAGTAGCCTTGTCCAGCCAGCTTTGCACAACCCAATGCCCGTTAATTTCTGGTTCCACCTCTGAATGGTCAAAGGTAACGATGCGTTCTTCTCCTGTGTCAGAGAGCATACCAACCATAGTCAGTGAGTTCTCTGGTTCAAAGGGGTCAAGATGCATCTTACCATCACGATTAGTAACAGTGTTCTCTACATCAAGTGTTAGTTTCATTCAAACTCTCCTCGTGTGTTCTTATGTAATCTATTGCTCTTTGCAAGACTTCTATGCTGTCGTCAAAGCCGCCCAATGAACGATTACATTTATGACACAGCCAGCCTCTAAAGGTATTTGTGTTATGGCAGTGGTCTATTACCCACGCTCCATTCCTTGTGTTACCTTTACCTGCCACTGTTTTATCATCATTGAGACATATGGGACAAACGTATCCTTCTTGTGGCATACCATATTTTTCTCTCAATGCGTTCCTTACTTTGCTCAATTCGTTGTTACATGATTTACATTCTGGACGCAAGTAATTTCCACCAGAATGCCAACTAAATTTAGACAGAGGAAGAAACTGGTTGCATTTACTGCAGGTCTTACCCTCACTAACTCCTAAATCATAGTCCTCTAACTGGAATAAATCTTGCTGTATCAAGCCTCATACCTCGCTGTTCTGTATTCCAGTTCACAATGCACTACACCGTGCCACCCTGTCAACTTATTTTTGACGACATTCAGATGACGCTGTGTATCTTCTTCATCCTGACCATCAACAACAGGGTTCTTTGCAATCAGAACCATCAGGTCAGCTTCGGCAGCTTTACCTGTCCGTGAGCCTTCCATCATGCTCTGGTTCAACAGAACCTTGCCCTCTGCATCAGCAGACAACTGCGACATATAGAACATTGCACACTCATGCTGCTTTGCAATCTGCCTTGCATGAACTGCGTTAGCCTTCAGTGCTTCATCTGTTCTGGCAAAGCCACCTGTTCGTGCAAACTTGTCACCCATGTCAAGAATCACAATGTCAGGTTTGTATGACTTACAGATGCTTTCTACCCATGCCATGTCACGACCAGTTGCATCTTTAATCTTGATACGCTCCTTGACAGGTGCATAGAGGTCACGAGCCTTGGCAGGATTGTTCTTCACTTCCTGCATTGTCATGCCTGTTGCAGCAGTCAGGTATCGTGCGCCAACACGATGGTAGCCTTCTTCATTACACAGGATGATGCAGTTAGCACCCTGATGTGCAAAGCCGCCCGGTGCAGCAATCAAGCTGGCATGAAAAGATGTCTTACCAGTGTTAGGACGTGCGCCAATCTCAATCAAGTGACCAGCATTCACACCTTCAACTTTGCGCGTAAGACTTGAAACATTGAAAGTCCAACGAGCCTCAAGGTCATTGCGTGATAGTAGTGTGTCAATCTCAATGTCATCCCACTCCACATTCAGGTTAGGGGTGAAGTCATCTGCATACTGCTCCATGAGCATACGCAAAGGCTCAAGGCTAGACTTCGTGCCATTCACATAGTCAAAGCCAAGATTTGCAATGTCTTCACCAATGATTTGCTGGAACAGCTTTGACAGCACCTCTTGTGCCACATCACTACCCATAGGCTGCTCTTTCTTAATCTGATTGAACAAGGCACTGTAGGCACTCTTCTGTGCTGTAGTCAGTGTTGGATTGTTAG